CCGTTTCATGAATTTTTATACTTACTTTATTATCAGTAACGGTTAGATCTGCAAACTCAAAAGAACTTGCAGCCGTACTTACAAAATTAAAACCAGTTCCTGTAACTTGAAATTCTGCCTCTTGAAATCCTACTGCTTGTAAAGTTAAGTTTATATCAGCAGCGCTCTGTTGAGCTTCTGCAGCATTATACTCTAAGAACTGCACATCTGAGTCAACTACTATTGCTCTCCCTTGCTTTTCTAGTTCTGGCATGAGAGTAAGAAAAGAGTTGCCCCCATTTCCGCCACCAAGTCCATATCTTCCGCTACTTCCGTCATCATCAGTTCCTGCTGCATGATAAGACACGGGAGAAATAATAAAATCGTTCTTGTAGTCAATATCGAGTTCTTGCTTTGAAAGTGCTTGACCTGTAGCGCTAGCAGCCGTCCAAGATCTGTCTAAATATAAAACTGTGCCACTTTCTACATATGCGACTTTTGCTCCGAAAGCGTTGCCTATTTTTATAGCTTCTGGAACTTTTAGACTACCAAATATACTGGAAGACGCTGTTACTTTTGGGGATCCCTGTGTTACACTTACATTACCTACACTTGTCCAAATATTATTTGCATTTGCAAGAAACTTCGTAACATCATACCAGTAAGTAAGGTCGCCTAAAGTGCTGTCTCTTTTATAAGCAACGAGTTTTATGGCATCAGCATTTGGGTTTGAAGCATCAAGCTTACTAAAGTCCATAAATGCATACCCCCAGTCATATACGTTACCTGGACCAGTTTGTTGAGGGTAGTTTGCATTTGCAAGCGGAGTAAGATCCAAACTAAAACTATTAGCATCTGCGGTTGTATTTCTTACTGCGAGTTGAGGGTTATGAAATGGAGCCGCAACAAAGTCGTCCGAGTCAAACCTCAGAGTTCCTTTATCTCCCCCACTGTTTGAGACATCTACGTCTACACTTGAGAAACCCCCACGAACTATTCCTCCCCACACTCTTTTAAAGTCATCATTAAATATGTCATCTATTTGTATCTCAATATTTTCGATTGCAGAGCGTCTTGAACTTCGACTTATAGTTTGTACACCTATTGTATGCGTTCCTTCAGGCACCTGATTAAAAGTAACACTTCTTGTATTTAAATCTCTACGTATTGGGTTAGGTGCTGTTTGAGGGCCAAATGAATGCGTTATTTCAAACTCAGCTAGATTTTCATAATAAGGAGTAACTCCAGAAGTTCCAAGAGCAAGAGGAGCTTCCCATACTAGACTTAATTCTTCTCCGGGCTTATTAAACTCAGGCTCTCTTAGTATTTTAAGATTACGAGGTCGAGGTACTTCTTCAACTAGCTCGGGAGGAAATAAAGGATCTTGTACAGCTAAAGTAAACTCTTCGTTATCTACTGCATCAAACTTTGCTTCATAATACTCTACTCCTGTAATACTAAATATGCCGTCCTCACTTTCTGTAATATTTAGTATTTTATAAGGTTTGTACGATGCTTCTGTAGCTTGGGTTCCTCCTGTAGGAATTTGTTTGATTGCCCAAACCGCTCCCGCAGTAGGAGCAATAGAAAAAGCAGAATCTATAGGAATAGTATTACGTCCATTAGAGGTACTAGTGCTTCCTGTTGTTAAAGTTCTAGTCTCTACTATTGTACTATTTTCAAGCTGTAGATTTAAAGCATTGCCACTAGTATCAACGGCACTTAGTATATTTAATTGGGTAGTGTCAGTGTTTTCAAAAGTAAGTGTAGCATCGTCTGCGATTGTTTGTTCTACAGAAAGAGTTAGGCTAGTTCCGCTTATACCAGCAACGGTTACCTCTCTATCTATTCCTGTTCCTGTAATTGTATCTCCTATAGTAATTAAAGAGTTGGAGGCATCAAGAGTAACATTTTTAGAGTTATTCACAGCTCCATTTACTGTACCCGTTGTACTGTGTATAAGAGTTTTTACCGACCCTTGAACAGTAGCTTCAGTAATCTCCTCACCTCGAGTTTTAGAAACATTACCCCCAGAGGTAGCAATTGTTGCAGAATCTTGGTTTAATAAAATAGTTCTCTTTGGAAGTAGTACTGCTATTTCATATGTGAACCCTCCAGCAAAGTTTGCATTAATGTCTCTGTCAATAGTTATATTAGGAGTACCAGCATTATAACTTGATACTCGACCTGCAAATTGTATTCCTAAATCTGCATCATTTTGTACATTTATAATATCTCCCGGGCTCAAAAAAGAAGCTTCTACAGCGGTGGAAAAAGTAATTATCTCTGTTTGGTTTATGGAAGTCCATAGTTTCCATCGGCCATAACGAAGAGCTTGGCCATAAGAGGTACACCCAAAAGCAACAGCTTTTTCAGATCTGATTTTATTTGTTCTAATTTGATTCTCTTTATCCTCTATAAGTATCGGTTCAAGCTTATAATCTGATTCAGGATTATTCCACTCTACAACAAATTGATTTATTCGTGTTTTATCCCCTGTCGATTCAAAAGAAAACTGTCCATCTATAACATTCGCTCTTGTAAAGTTGTAGATAGGCTCTTTCTTTTCATCAATTACTGCTAAAAACTTTGCATCTGTCCAATATAGTATGCCTCTGAATATGGTTGCCATATCTTTAAGAACTTTATATGCGTCGGTTCCTTTTGTAAGATAAATATTTGCTCTAAAACGCGGCTCCTGCCCTCCTTTTCCATCAGGTACCAGCTCATCACAATGTCTTGCAATTTTATATAATGTAAATATATCTATATCTTCTTGTTTTAAAAAATCTCCTAAGCCATACCTATCATTTTGCAGTATATCAAAAAATACCCATGCAGGGTTGTCGGTATATACTAATTCGCTCCTGAAGTTTCCATCCCAAAATTGAGGGGTAGTTTCTATAACCCCCGTAGATACATTTCTAGTATATTTTGAGTTTACTCCGTCGTTTTCCTCTCTTGTTACATAGTTTGAGGGAACTTTAACTTTTAAACCAAAACATTCATAAGAACGTTTTGGCATACTATTAAAAGTTTGTGACCAAAATTTAATACTAGCATATGCTGTATAAGCAAAATTAAGCTTTTCTTTTATCAAACCAGTTACTGATGTTATTCCAGCTTCTCCTACTATCATGTGATCAGTATTGCCTGTATCAGTTAACCCGGGGTACCTAGGAACCTCCCCCTTAGCATTACTATCGTGATTAGTAAGTCTGGTCATTCTTAGTGTAAATCCACTATATGGTTGATACTGCTCTAGTCCTATTCGAAATTCAAAAGTTGTTGCATTTCTATAGTCTCCGCCGTGTGAAAAAACGGGGGTATTATTAAGGGTGGCATTTCCGTCTAAAACTTCAAAAGTTTGACTTGTTTGGTTTCTATCAACTGAAAGTTCTATTTTATACGCTGCTCCGGTAGCAAACTTATCGCCATTATCTTCATTTATAGCATAAAGACCCGCAGGATATGATATTACAATTTTTACCTCATCAATTAAACTCGCTTGGGTTCCTGCAGCGTTGATTGTAATCTGACTATCTTTATCAAGAGTAGTGCTACTAATATCCGATATTGTAACAGAAGAAGATCCTACCCCATCTAAAGTTTTCAAGGGTTCCTGCTCTACTGTTCCAGGAGCAAACTGAAAAGAAGTTCCTGGGTACTTATGGATTTTCTCTATAGGGTCCGAGGCTGTTCCTGTCTTAGGTTTTTGTGGTGAACTAATACCAAACCTTTTTGTCAAACTAATCGGAGAGTTCTGGGCTAAAGTTATAGTAGTTCCAGAAATAGATGCTATTTCTAAGTAAATAGACAAAAAGAAAGTGTGCTCAGTACTACCATTATAGTCAGATGGTATTACTAGTTCCGACTCTAATCTTTTATCTTGCGTTTGAAACGTAAACGTACTTCCGCCATCTGTGGCACCTGTAATAACTCCTGAAATACGCGCTCCTGAAGCCATACGTAAGCTTGCTCGAACAGAACCATTTACAATATTTTTAAAATTCGTTTCTCCATAGGCAGTAGTATTATCCGTCGGGTGATTGAAAGAAGCCTGTAGGGCAGTACCACTAGTTCTAGTAAACGCTAGAGAAAACCCTTCTTTTACCGTGTTAGTAGTAGTATTGCCTCTATACGAAGGAGTCGGGGCTGCGGAAGCGGTTGCTTTTATAGGCCCGTAAGCCCCCCATATTACAAGAAACTTTTTTCCAAACTTAGGTTCATAAGTTTCGGCAAAATTTGTATTATTTAAATTAACAGTGGCGCTCGTACTACCACTTGAAACTGTTATTGTTTGGGCACCTGGTGCTAGATAAGGAGAGACATCAGTTGCAAGCATAGGGTCTCCATTAAGAAAGACACTTCTACCGCCTTCACAAAGACCTTGTATAGGGCCCTCTGATATTATATCTGTTACAAGTACGTGCTGTGATTCAGAACCTTGTACAGAAAAACCACTTCTTGAATCGGTTGGATCAAATACACGCCTATCTAATGCTATAACTGGTGCTGTCATTATGCGCTCCCACTATGTGAGGTACTATATATTGCTGAGTAGTCCCTCATAGATGTTGAGCCGTCTTCGTTAAATAAAGCCGCAGGCATACTTGTGTTTACAGGAGAAAGTTCAAAGTTTACAGGCTGACCCGGAACTCTTAGTTTTCCGTATAATACGGGAACTGGGTCTCCTTGAACTATATTTTGTTGTGGTCCATTGTAAAGATAGTTTGTACTCCCGTCTGTATCTATAGAAGGGTCGGGAGCCATCAGCTGCATAACCCCCATTAAACCAATTTGAACACCAAAAAATGCTGTAGCTAACTGAAGGTTTCCTGCTGTTATAGTAAGCCCAGTCGTCGCGGATAGTGACTCGGCCAGTGCTACAAAAAGATCTGGCCGAGTAATAGCTATTGTAATTATTATAATTGCAGCAAGTATTTTCCCAAGAGCTGATTTAGAACCCGCGGGCATGGGAGTAATTGTAATATCTCCTTCATGCATTGGCATTAAAAGCTCTGTTTCATTGTCAAAAGTATTATCCGCAACATCTATTAAAAATCCAGTATCTTCTTCGTGACAGCCAATTAAATACTTTCTAAACTTATCTCCTATATTTGCTTCCAAACATCTAATAGCATCAGCGACAGTTTCGGCATAAATTTGAAATTCTGTTCCAAACTCTTGTCCCATTGTTCCTTCTAAATATACATTACGCAACATATCTATATGCTCCTATTAAATACTTGTGCCAAAAGGGATATATACTTTCTCTGCATGATAGCCTTCCTACTGCATGATGATAAAATATATCATTACCTAAATAAACTCCACAATGATTATTTATTTCTGTTTGTACTTTAAATATAAGTACGTCATTTACCTGTAAATCTGTATTAATGTCAACGGGATAACCTCCCCAATCTTTTATTACTTCTGGAGAAAAGTAGTCTAACCCTTCCTTTTCCCACCAATCATCCTCAAAAAGTGCTCGTGGAGGAAGTTCAATATTTTGACTTTTTAAGTAGTCTCTCATAGCTTCGAAGCAGTCTAAAACTCCAAACTCATATTCTCTACCATAAAGTTCAGTAATATTATTCTCTGGCTCAACTACTGTAAGATCCATCTCAGGATAACCAAATATATAGTAAGGTATTCCTAAAGCATTACAATATTTCTTATCTATTTCTGAAGGATCTGAAGAGCTATCTGGGTGGCTATGGACAATCCCTACTATATCTGTTGTTCGCAAAAGCTTTATGTACTCTTTTGAGTCTATTATAAAATCTTCGTCGTCCTCCGCTACATTTGTACAAGGAAAAAACTTTTTCTCTCCTTTAACTACTGCTAAAACTCCGCATCCTTCTCTTGGGTATTCCTTGTTAAAATGGTCTGCTATTTCATTTAAATCCACTATCTAAAACTCCTACTACCAGGAAAACCTCCAAAAGGTAGTAAAGAATGAGTGTTATTCACAGAATGGGGAATAGAGTCTGTACGTACAGCGCTGGACCCCAGCTTAATTGGTATTGCTTGGTATCTTACCTTACACGATTTTAAAAGTTTGCCGCAATTATCTCCTCTAGTCCAACTTTTTGGGTTGTCAGGAGGAGTAGTATTGCTGTTTGGGGCGATTGCCCTATATACATTATTATCTGTATATCTAACATAAGAGTTTTGTCTCGGATCGCTAGCATTTACAGTATATGCTGTTGAGTTGTTCCAAGTAGTATAAGTACGAACTGCCTGCCAGTTTATGTTACCCTCTGCAGGTGTAACTCCTTGCACCGTTGTTTCTGCTCTCCAAGTGTTCCCCGAAGACGTAACATTGTAAACATAGTTTCCAGGTTTGTAAGTAGCGCTGGAAGAGTAGTCGCCCCTCCAAGCCCGGGAGGATAAGGTAGCTATTGCTTGGGCTTGGGCTGACGCACCTCCACCTGATAAAGTAACTGTTGGAGGATTCCCATCATAACCACTCCCACCATCAACAATATTTATAGCCGTTACTGCATTATTTGAAACAGTTGCAGTAGCAGTCGCAGTAGTTCCTCCCGCTTCTGGTGAGCTGACAGTTACTGTAGGAGTGGAACTATAACCCGTTCCTGCAAAAGTAACAGCTATACTTACAATCGTAGAAATATCTGCTGCTTTTCTTGTTCCATTTGCATTGTAAAAATGGTCGTAGAGAATTAAAGGCTCGTCCTTTTCTGTAAAATAAAAAGTATATAGATTACCATCAACATCTGTAACTTGTTGGTGTGTTTTCCAGAAGCACGCACTCTTTACGGGGTTAGTTCCATGACCTTGATAAAGCCATGGACAGTATTTTCCAATTACAGTTCGTGCAGGTATTCTCACGCCAGTTAAATCCGCAGGAGAGGCTAGTTCTAAAGTAACGGATAAAAAATTCTTTTCTTTTATCCTATCAATTATATAAGATTCCTTCGGGAACTCAACAGGAGTTGCACTACCTGTGTACTTTTCCAAAGTTTTTCTTCTTATTAATTTTTGCCCAATTAAACTATCTATTGTAAAAGTTTCAGCGGTTAGAGGAGTTTTATCTATAACAGCATTCCAAGCATTATCTCCAGAGGTAACTTCCATGTTTGTTTTGAAATCAGACCCTGATTTTAGTATTGTTTCTACATTTGCTATAGTTATTTCAGGACGGTTCATTGCTCCATCAGCTTTCTTTTCTATATCATCTAGTACTATAGGCAGAGCTATATAAGTATTTCCGTCAAAAATTAAATTTTTATCTGATTCGGTGCCGTCTAAATCTTTGCCGGGATGAAAATATAACTTATTATTAGTACCCGTTCCAAACTCTATCTCGTATAAATAAATTAATCCACTTGGTTGCTCAAGAGCCTGCGAATCAGTTGTTATTGCTACACTCATGGCTCATAAACTCTTCTAAAACTTGCATTTACACCATAAAAGTCGTCATTAATATACCTAAGATTATAAGTATCACACACAACTTTAATTGTAGTTACTGGGTTACCTGCGCTGTCATTTGTACCAGAATTACTATCAGGATAGGTGAATGAAAAGGAGCTTACACCTTTGTTTGAGTCAAAAAAAGCTATTATATCGTCTGCTTCTGCTTTCGTTCTGTTATTAAAAGTCAGACTATACGTTTCCTCTATAGAGTTTAGTCCGTCTGCAATTCTTTGTTCATATCCGTCTCCAAAAGTGGCTGTTCTAACCTTAGGTTTGGAAGATCTAGATAGAGTTCTGTCGGGTACTACTTGCCCTGTAATTCCTGGTACTGCAAAACCTATGTCTGGCATTATGATACTCCGTAGGGGCTAAGTATGCCCCCTGATCGTTTTTGAAATTGTAACTCTTCTTGTACTGCAAAAGCTACAAGTTTACCCATTTCAGCCATGCGACTGTTGTCTGACTGAACGTCTGTTGTTGTTGAGGTTCCTGAACTATCCATATTTACATTTACTACTACATTATTTGTATTGGCTCCTCCACGCAAATCAACTGGTATCTCTCTATTGTTTGGAAGAGGTACAACTGCTTCTGTTCCGTGTAACATAGCAGGATACCCAGAGTCCCTTCCTCTTGCAATTCCACCCCGAGAGTAGCCCCTAGGGTCTTCTGCTATTCCTCCGTATCTTCTTCTTATAGGGGACATTGCAGGTAGATTTCCAAGCCCACTAACTGGAGGAGCAGGTGTTCCTGTCATTATACCTCCAGTCGCACCAAGAGTACCACCCGCCGCGTCCGCAACCCCTTGTGACTGACCGATAAACCCGCCACCAAACAAACTTATTGCACTTTCAAGAATTTTTACAGCTATAAGTTTTGCTATTACTTGGGAAAGGGCTTCAAGAATTGCTTTTGACATACTCTTAAATGCATCCTTTATACTCATAGTGCCTTGCATTATTCCCACAAAAGCACTTTGCATACTATTTCCAAAACTTTCTGCCACAGTATCCGCTAGTTGTCCTGTTACTGTAAGGTCATCTTGAAGAATCCGTGTAGTAGCTCTATTTATATTTAGTCTCTCTTGTATCTTTTCTTGCGCTTCTTCCAGGGTTTCTCTTGTCACACCTTTTGGAAGAGCTGAAAGTTCATTAGCATCAAAAAGTGCTAAGTTTCTGTTTGCTTCTCGAAGTTGCCCTTCTAACCTTAGTTGCTCGTTTAGTTTTTCTTGAACAACTAATTGTTTTTCAAGCTGTTCTCGAAGTAGGCTTGGAAATTTTGCAGATTTTGCTCTTTGTAAATTTATACGTGCTGTGTCTTTATTCAAGTCTTTTATTGTTTCTCTTTCTTGCCTAATAATTTCTGTGTAGGCTTGCAACCCTCCGAGACTAGAAAAAGTGTTGTTAAACTGCTCTTGAACATCAGTTACTAATTTTAACTCCCCGCCTAGTCTTATTACTTCGTCTTTTGTTCCCGCTAGAGCTTCTAAAAATTCTAACTGCTGTAATTTTGACTTTCCTGATAACTGAGTACCTAGATTACCCAGAGAATCTTCAAAAGAAGCTAGTTCGGTAACAAACTTTCTATTGATAGTTTCAATATCTTTTGCACCCTGTTCATCTCCTTTTTGTAATGCTGCTAGGAGTGCGGGAGAAAGACTTCTAATATTGTCTTCACCGAGCTTAGTAATAACATCTTGTAACGCTGTTTTTGTTTGCTCTGAAGAGAACCCTTTTTGTGTAGCTTCTTCAATTAACCTAGAAAGTTCTAAAGTGCTGATTCCTTTTGCTCTTATCTTTGCTTGAACCGCACCTTCGGTTTTGCTAATTCCTTTTAATATACCGTCTAAGTCTTTTCGAGCTGTCTTTGCATTCTCTCCTACTTGTTTAACTCTCTCTCCAAGATCCTTCATTCTATCGTTTGCGGCTTCTTGTTTTGCTAACTCATCGAGATTAAACATACGATCCGCAATATCTGTTAAGTCTTTCTTTATATCATCTGCGAACGTGAAAGGAGATATTAGAGGGTCGCCTTTTTCAATTCCTAATATTTTTTTAGCCCAACCAGGCAGTTTAGTAGCTAAACCATTTATTGCGTTTGCAATAACATTCAATCCAAACTGTAAACCTTTTGCAAGACCTGAAATAGTGTCTATAACTGTTTTTACAACAGTAAGAGGTGCTTCCGACATTGCTCGTAAGCCTTCTAATACTGCAGTAATAACACCTAAAATTATTCCTGCTCTCATTGCTGCATTTATTGCTTTTCCTGCAAGACGCGCTGTTGCTGCAACAAGTCTAAGAGGAGTTACTACAACGGCTGCGATTGTTTTTCCAAATATCTTTGCTCCTCTAACTCCTCCTGAAAAAAAGTTTTTTACTTTTTGGGCTGTAGTAAAAGTCTCCCTATTCATTTGATCGAAAGCATCTGTAAAATGCCTTACCCGTTTTATATCTTCCCCAGCAAAAATTCCCGTTACAATTTCACCGTGGTCTTTATACTGTTTTTCTGCATTTTTTAATGCTCTTGCTAAAGCTGCTTTATCTCTTTTATTTAAGTCTTCCCCTTTCGCTAGTTTAGCTACAGTTTTGCTTTTACTTCCACTGTCTACAAGTTGTTTTGCAATACCAACAGTTTTCTTTGTTGCTTTTTGTCTTATATCGTCTAAGTCTGCTTTTGTTTTATTTAGCTCGGCTCTGTATTTTTGCCACTCATCTATGGAAGCTCCTATAGCAGCGATGGATCCTTTTCCAAAGTTTGCGAGTTTATTTGATAGTGTCTCTACACCAGGAATTGACTTCGCTATAGATAAACCAATTAGGCCAAATACAATGGCAGCTGTTTGTGCATTATCAGTTAAAAATCTAGCAAGAGTTTCAAATGCAGGAAGAATTGCTTCTGTTACCTTCTTAACAATATCATCAAAAGTTTTTTGGAGTTTTACAAAAGGGTTTGAAAGTGCTTCAGCTTCTCCAAATTGTTCATTTAATTGCCGCTGCGTTTCAACTAAAACAGCTTGGCTTCGCTCAGCTGCAGTCAAATCTTTTACTTGTTTTCCTATAGCATTAGCGTACCTATTTGTAGCCTCTTCCAATCTAAGAGTTATTCCAAGTTCGTCTAAAAGTTCTGGCTCTGCTTTTGAGGCACCACGAACAAGCCTATCAAAAGCGTCTTCAAAACCTACACCCAAAGCTGCAGAGGCTTTTCGTGCTCCTTCTGCTAAGTCTTCCATTTGCTTTCCTGAGAATCCTTTTGCAACACCTATTGCAGTAGCTGCGGCAGCTTCTCTAAACCCTAACATACCATCACTCGCTTCTCTTAGTCTATTTGTAAGAGAGGTCATTGCAGTACCTGTGCTAGAGGCAAATTGAGTTTGAGATTTTTCTAAGTTTGCTACATCTGCGGCTCGTTTCAAAAAGTTAAATGCTGCAGAAATGGCAAATATATTAGCTGCAAGAGTTGCATAGGCAGGAACAAGACCCCCAGTAATTCCTTGGGACATTTTTGAAAAGTTTTTTGTACCATTCGCAGAAGTTCTTGCAGCACCTTTTAAATTACGATCCGCGGTGCGGGCAGATTTTGATGTCCTATCTAAACCATCAGCGGCATCACGGGCACCTCTTCCAGTCTTTTTAAGGTTACCATGGTCATCTACTTCTAGATCTACTTTTATTTTATTATTTGCCATTATCCTTTTACATTATGGGTGTAGTTTTTGCCTGCACCGCTGCTTTTTCTTTCTTCAGCTTTTCGTTTTTGCTCGGATTGCTCATATCTCTTTTCTATAACTTTACCATCATATAACTTCATCCAAAACAGTGTCTCTCTAGTGTCATGAACGTTGTATATTTTAAATAATGTATCTACTTCTACCCATTTCTTTCCCATGTAAGTACCGCTCATACCATCCCAGTCATCAGAAAGAAAGCCATAAATAAAAAATGCCAGTTGAATCTCCTCGGGAAAAGACGAAGAATCAAGTGGCATTCTTTTGGGGTCAGGCTCTTGTCCTAGTTGTTCACAAATACGTAAATATTTTTCCCAATCTATATTAGAAGAAACTTCATTTACATACCTATCAAGTAAAGACTCTACAGCCTCTACTTGTTCCTGGTAAAATTTTCAAGGTCACCAACAGTTTCAGTTACCCACGTATCAAAGTCTGCTCCATTTTTCATAAGCAGCTCTGCATTTTCTGCAGTATACGGTAAACAATCCTCAAGGTCATACTTTGAAACATCCACCAAAAGAAGCTCTTCTAGGTAACGATATTTTAAACCTTCCCATGATTTTATAACCGAATTGCAGTATTCAACTAAAAACTTATCATCATCTAACTCTTCTATGGGCTGTCGTGTTTTCTTATCCCATCGAGTAGTTAGGCACTTTTTTCTTAACTTAAGTAGCTCTTCTCTTGCTAAATGAGTTAGGCTAATTACGAACCCTTCACAGTCAGGGTAGTCTATTCTTACTGTTTTACTGGGAGTCATAAGACTCGCTAAAGATACGGGCTCTTTCTTTGTTTCTACTTCTGCCATGTGATAAATTCCTATTTAAAAACTAAATTATACTGTAAACCACAAAAAATGTCAA